GATATGTATCTGCTGCCAACGGCTGTGAATTTTCGTGAACCCGAAGACATAGCGCGGCTCGTCGCCACGATTGATGGCATCGGGCAGAGGTTCGCGCTCGTTATCGTCGACACGGTGGCGCGCGCCATTGCGGGTGCCGAGGAGAACAGCAGCACCGATATGGGGCTGTTCGTCGCCGCGTGTGACGAGATCAGGGCGCTGACGGGCGGGGCGCTGCTCGCGGTGCATCACGCGGGGAAATCGGCTGAACGCGGCGCTCGCGGATCGTCGGCCCTTCTCGGCGGAGTGGATACATCCCTCATGATAGGCAAGAGCGATGACATTGTCGTGCTGCGTACCGAGAAGATGAAGGACGCGGAGCCGATGGACGAGATCAACCTGATCATGCAGACGGTGCCTGCGTCGATATCCGAGACGTCCGTCGTGCTGGAACGCACCGACGAGAAGCCGAAGAAGAAGAAGGCGTGGCGTCCCGTCGGCGCACAGAAGCGGGCGCTGCAAGTGTTTGAGAACCTGTGCGTGGACCGCGGCTCGCCGAAGGTCAGATACAGCGACTGGACGGCCAAAATGCACTCCGATATGCCCGATACGCCGGACAGCACGAAGGGATCGGCTCGCGACGCTCTAATTGACAATGAATGGGTCATCTCCGTTGATGGTGTATGTTGGAAAAACAAAGAGATAGATAGTGTTTCATCGTAGTATCGGAGCGCTCCGTCGGAGCGTCGTAGCACTCCGTCCGATACGACGCGCCCTATGGGCGTCGTAGCGTCGGAGTACGAACCGGATCGTAGAAGGGAGAAAAAGTATGGCTACAAGGAAGAGAGTACCGAAGAGTAAGACGTCACGGGAGTGGCGGTTCTATCCGAGCGAGCGAGACGCTGATAAGTGTCAGGCTGCGCTTGCGACGTATGACGCGGCGGTGAGGGCGCGCGAGGTGCATTGGGGGATCGACCGACTGCCGCTTCTGGTTGAGGCGGAATTGCGGGATCGGTTCTGGGCGCAGATGGATGTGCTTAACCGCGCGATTGAAAAAGGCAGCGGCGTCGAGGTAGAGGATGCAGTCGCCAGCACGATACGCGGCGTCGAGGCTCTGGAGCGACGGGCGATAGAGTTGGGCGCCGAACCCGTCAGCGGTGAGGTGTGGGAGGAGACGACGCCGTCGGGCGCTGTCATTGCGGTGTGCCGGGACAAGGCGGAGATCGCGAAGATCAGGGACAGCGGCAGGGTGGATCGTGTCTATGCGATGAGCGAGGTTGCGGCTATCGTGGAGGCGTTTGAAGATGGCAAGGCGGGTGAGGTGACGAAAAAGGTGAAGTCGCTGTTCGAGGGTGCTACAATCGAAAGCATCAAACCGAAGACGCCAGCGCAGGTTGTGGCGTCGTTAGATGATGAGATACCATTCTAATGACGGTAAAGGATTTGAACATAATTTACACAGACCAAGAGTACCAACTGCTCGGCGGTCATGCGTGGATCGATGTGCATACGCTCACGGTTCACATCATGCGTGTGAAAGATGGCGTGCGTGTCGAGGTGTATCCCGCAGCGCACGATGGTGTCAGCGAACCGCTGGCGGAGTGCAGGGCGAAGTGGGAAGCGCCCGCGCCCGAAAGCAGCACAAAGGTGATCAGGCGATATGTTAGATAAGGGTGATGGATTGTTTGCGAAGTGGCTGGCACAAGGCTGTTGTCCGAAGTGTCAGTCGCACACATTAACTGAGCATGCAGGCGTGTCGCGGTGCGGCGGCTGCGGGCTAACGATAGGGAGAAGTGAGGATGGACAAGATAGACGCGCTGGAGGCAGCAACAAACGCCGTGGCGGATCGTGGCGAGAATTATGGAAACGTGCGGGAGAACCACCAGCGCATAGCGGCGCTGTGGTCGGTTGTGTTCGATCANCGGGTNACGCCGGAGCAGGTTGTGCTTGCAATGACGTGCCTGAAGGTGGCACGGCTGATGGAGACGCCTTCGCATGAGGATAGCTGGGTCGATATATGTGGCTACGGCGCATGTGGAGCGGAGATAGCAACAGATGGCTGATGTCGTAGACCTTGAGGCGCAGGAGCGTGACTATGTGCGCTTCTTCCGCAATTACGTCGACTGCGACTGGTGCGGCATGCAGACGCGCGGCAGGGTCTACGAAGAAACACAGACGATAGTGTGCAGCGCCTGTCGCAAGCCGCTGCTGGAGATTGACGAGGATGTCAGCTATGTGCTGACGCTGGAGGAAGATTGATGGCATATCCGAAGACGCCGGAAAAGCTGTTCGATATTTTTTTGGAGCGAGTTACAGAAGGACGTGCCGGTACAAATGTCTGCAAGGACGACGACATGCCGGGATGGACGACAGTGTGGCGAAAGATCACGTCCGATCCTGACTTCGAGCAGCGCTATCGCACGGCGCTGTCGTCTCGCGGTATGGTGTACGCTGACATGCTTGACGATGTGGACAAGAGGCTGCTGTCAGGGATGATCACGGAAAGCGCGCACAGGACGCTGTCAGACAACATCAAGTGGCGATCAGCACGCATGACGCCGAAGGTGTACGGCGACAAGCAGCAGATCGATGTGACGGCTTCTCCGGGTGGCGAATACCTTCAGGCATTGCAGCAGATCAATAACAGCTTAGAGATGCGTCGGGCTGAGGCGATTGAGCATGAAGAGGGAGAGACACACACAACCGAAATCACTACGCGCGCGCAGTCAGAACGCTCAGAATGAGTGTCCTGATAGCGACATAATATAGGACCATAAACGGACAATCTGTAACTCATTGAAATCGCTACATACCGTTTTGACATAATGAACATTATGCGACATTTATACAGGAATTAACCAGATTTCGGTTGACCCCCCCGTCTCGCACACGCGGCGGGGCGGGTGTAAATATATATACCCCTACCACCCCCGCCCCACCCCGTTATCGGAGAACCCGCAATGACCCCATCCGCCGCCGAAAAAAATGACCTTGTGGCGATGATCGCGCAGTTCCGCGACGACCCGCGCTTTTTCGTGCAATCGGTCCTCGGCGCGACGCCNCAGCGCTGGCAGGGCGAGGCGCTCGACGCGATTGCGGCGCACGACAAAGTCGCCATTAAGTCCGGTCACGGCGTCGGGAAGACGGCCTTTGAGGCGTGGGTGACGTTGTGGTGGCTCCTGACCCACTACCCCTGCAAGGTCGCTGTCACGGCCAACAGCGCGCACCAGCTAAGTGACGTCCTGTGGACCGAGATCGACCGCTGGGCGCGCAATATGCCGAAGGCGTTCAAGGATTTGCTCGAATTTAAGTCCGACAAGATCGCGCTCAAGGGTGCGCCGGACAGCTTCGCCGTGGCGCGGACCAGCCGCCGGGAGAACCCGGAGAGTTTGGCCGGTTTTCACTCGCCGCACATGCTGTTCGTGGTCGAGGAGGCGTCGGGCGTGCCGAACGTGATTTTCGAGACTGCGTCGGGTGCGCTGTCCACCCCCGGCGCGAAGATTATCATGTGCGGTAACCCGACCCGCTCGGACGGGTATTTTTACGACGCATTCCACGCTGACCGCGAGAAGTGGCACTGCATCACTGTGTCGTGTGAGGACGGCGAGTACGTTGACCCTAAGTTTATTGGAGATATGGCCGAGAAGTACGGCGAGGCGAGCAATGTGTTCCGCGTGCGCGTGCTGGGNGAGTTCCCGACGCAGTCGGACGACGTGCTGCTGCCGCTGCACTTGGTGGAGGACGCGACGNGGCGNGANGTNGAGGCTGGCCCCACCACCCCCGTTGTNTGGGGCTTGGACGTGGCGCGCTTCGGATCGGATCGCTCGGCGCTGGCGAAACGTCAAGGCAATGTCTTGGTTGAGCCGATCAAAACGTGGCAGAATAAGGACTTGATGGAGTTGGCGGGGATTGTTTTGGCGGAACACGACGCCGTGCCGTACAGCATGCGCCCGCAGGCGATCTACATTGACGCAATCGGGCTGGGAGCCGGTCTCGCCGACCGGCTGCGCGAGTTGGACTTGCCAGCGGTTGCGGTGGCGGTCAGCGAGACGGCGTCCCTGAAGGATCGCTTCAATCGCCTGCGCGATGAGTTGTTCTGGTCTGCGCGCGAGTGGTTTGAGGCGCGTGACTGCCACATGCCGGAGGACGACACGCTGATCGCGGAGTTGACGGGGATCAGGTACAAGTATTTGAGCAGCGGCAAGCTGAAGATTGAGGGCAAGGACGAGATGAAGAAGCGCGGGCAGCGCTCGCCCGACACGGCGGATGCGTTCGTGCTGACGTTCGCCGGGCAAGGTGCGGTTGCCGGAGGCTACTCAAGGGGTTACAATAGCAGCCGCGTAGTCAAGCCGAAAACGAACTGGGTAGTGTGATGGCCGTTAATGATCAGTTTGCCGGGTATGCCCAGCAGGGGCTTTTGGCCGAGCCGATGGATGTTTCGCCATTGGGCGATTTTGGGCGCGGATTGCAGTATTCGCCCTTTGATTTGCTTGGTGCGCCGGTTGATTTGATGAATATGGGCTTGCAGGGTATTGACGCCCTGTACGGCGCGCGTAACGTGCTTGGCTCGGAGCAGCCCTTTCTTGGCTCTGAGTATCTGATCGATAAATATGCTGACCTTGGTGAGGCGACGGGGCTGTTTG